TCAGCCGAGTTTGACAGTTTCAGTTGCGCTTGTGTTCTTGTCGAGAGCGAGAATTGCCCGCTCTGCGAGGTTTTTTCGGCTGGCCGCGACAGTGTAGCGTGTCACTTCGGCCAGCGACTTGTGACCAGAGATAGCCATGATCTCGTGGGCGGTGCAGCCTGCTTCCGCAAGACGGCGGCACGTCGCCTTCCGCAGCCCGTGGGGTGAAAGACTGTCAGGCAGTTTAGCTTCCCGCACCATCGCGCGAAACCAGTTGGTGAAGCCCGCCGGGGTGAAGGGCTTCCCTTGCGCCGTCACAAGGAAGGCAAGGTTATTGAGCGGCAGTCGATCGAGGGTCGCCTTAAGCTCAGGGTGCAAGGGGATATGCACGTCCTGCCCGGTCTTCTGTTGGACGATCGACAGAACCCCGTTGCGGACATGCTGCCGCCCCATCCTCACCACGTCCGAACGCCGCTGGCCCGTATATAGCAAGAGCGACAAGGCAAGATGCGCGCGGGTGCCGGGTTTGTGCTGCGCGATGAAGGCTTCGATATGCTCTTCTTCCCAGGTCAGGAAGCCGCCCGTTTTTTCTTTGGCCTTGCGCACATCGCGAGTCGGATCGTCGCCCCGCCAGCCAAGTTCCACCGCATGTCGCATCAGAAGGTGAATCATGCGCAGCATATTATTGGCAGCCGATGGCGTCTCGGTTTTGGCGGCAACGATGCTCTGCACATGCCGCCTTTCCATGTGCGCAACGCGCTTGTCACCATGTTCGGCGCGGAAGCGTTCGATGATCCCGCGATAGGTGGCCTTCGTGGAGTCGCTCAGGCCCTTGAAGTCTGAGGTGCGATAGTAGCTCGCCACCAGTGCAGAGACGGTGCCCGGTTTGCTGCGGTCCTTGCCTATTTCGACACGTTCGCCGACCGACGCCTTTTCATAGGCTGCCATGAACTCGGGCGACCACGGCAGGCCGGGCAAGGCGAGACGCGGAAAGCCGGGGCGGCGGTAATACCAGCGCACCTTGCCGTGTCGGTCCTCGAAGCCTTGGCAGTATTTGGGAGGTTTTCGAAGTTGTTTCATGTTTCAGTCCCAATCGTTCGTTTCGGGGGCTGAATCTTCACCCGGAAGGGCGTCAAACGCCAAGTCCAAAGCGCGACAGTCCCAGATTCGCCGGGTTCCGATGCGCTTGGGGCTGGGCATTTCGCCAGCGGCAACCAGCTTGTCAAAGGTTGTGGGGCTTACACCGATGTAGCCCGCCGCCTCGACACGCGACAGCCCGCGCCGAGTCGGCGGGGCAATCGGGGAAGAGGGGCGGGCTTGAGTCTGCATCTGCGGGCGAGCCTCAGAACCCCGACAGACGCACGCGCACGGATGCCGTGTCGGCGGGGGCGGCTTCGACAGCAACGCCCAGTTTCGTGTTGCCGCTGGCCGTGGAGGTGGCGAGCTTCGACGTTGCGTTCCAATACACGACAGCGCCCAGCGTGAAGGCATTGGCCGCGACTTTCGGCAGATCAAAGACGCCCGTAACCACTACGTCCACCAGATCGCCCGCACCCGCGCCACCCGCCGCAATGCCGACGATATTACCCGCGATCACCACTTCATCAGACGAGACAGCGGCGGGGGCGGGAATTGTCAGGTTCGAGCCTGCTTGCATGAAGGATTTCATCTTAGAGTCCTTTCGAGGTTTGAAGTCGGACAAGCGCCAGCCGCCCGCGTTGAAGCCGCGCGATTTCCGAGTCGAGCGCGGCGATTGCCCGTTCGATCTCGCCTTGCGAGCGGTAAGTGATTTCCTCGCCGTTTTGGTCGCGCAGGGTGCGGAGGCCCGAAAACCGGGCTTCCTGCAGTTTGTCGCGATATTCGCGGAGGGTTTCGACGGTCGCCACGATCAAGCTCCCGTGCCGTGATAGGCGCCGCGCCAATCGAGCCAACCGCAACCGAAGTCGAGCCAAGCACGGTATTTGAGTCCCAGCGTGTCCCAAGCCTCTTGGCGCTGGATCTGCACACCCTGCGCGCTGGCAAGATAACCGTATTGGAGCGAAGGCACCGAAGCCGGATCGGCCAGCACATACCAGCCGAGTCCGGTGATGCGCGGTTCGACAACAATTTCGAGCTTCCCGGCCATCGGGTTCACGTCGCCCGAAGTCGCGGCATAGATCGCCGTAAGCGCGCGTTCCGCACCCGCTTCAAGTTCCGGCCCCACAACAAGGTATTTCGGCTTCACGGCCAGAATGGTCTTGCCGTCCAGCCCTTTGACGGTGCGCATGGCCTGCCGCGCCGCAAGAAGAGCGGAAATCGCGGCGTCAATGTCGCGAAGGTCCGTATTCGAACCCGTCACGAGGTTGCCCCGCGTGGCATGGAAGACCGCTTTGGCATCGCTCAGTTTCGGATTGCCGGTAAGCAACTTCACCAGTTCTTCGGCTTCCGTCTGGGCGGCGGCTTGCCCCATTGCGGCGGTCATGTCCCCCAAGAGCCCCAGATCGTCGTCGATCAACAGCTTCCGCGAAACATTGATCGCCCGCCCGAAGGTCTTCAGGCTCATGCTTTCGCCCGCTTCGGCGCGGCTCGTGTGCTTGAACTCGCCGTGTTCGGTCATTTCTTCAAGTCGCCCCATCTCGCCAAGACGAATGGCCGTCGACTCTTTGAAGTTCGGAAGCACCCGTTGCCGCGCGAGCGCCTTCAGCGGCGACTCCGCGGCTTGATATGCCTGCGCCGCAACCTTGTTCATGGCATTCGAGACGAGAGAGGGGAAATCACTCGTCCCCATCGCGCTACGTTGCAGGATTTCATCTTGCGTCATGCCGCGCACCGACACGCCAGCCCGCGCAAGGGCTTCCCGCGCGTGATCAAGAAGCGACATGCCGACAAACTCACGCGCGGCGGCGGGCAGTTCGCCCCCGGCCATGCGGAATGCCAGCGCATCGGCGGCGCGGGTCTGCACTTGCGCCGGGTCGTCGTGCGAACGGGTGACACGGATTCGCGGGGCCTGGCGCTTCAGCAACTCTTCGCGCGCAGCGGCGCGAATGGCGTCTTCATCCAGATCGGTTGCGGCCATGCCTTCGGCCCATTCTTCGGTAAGGCCGCACGCGGAGCGGATCGCTTCCACGAAATCGGGCCGGGTTTCGGTATCGAGGGGCATCGTTGCGCTTCTCCTTTGAATAATGGCGCGATGATCGGCGGGGATGGGAGTCAGGCTGACTTCGAGAAGCCGCCACCTTGTTGCGGTCTTGGTGCGTTGCCGCGTGTCGGGGTCGAAGGACTCGGCCCATTCGAGAACCTGATAGCCCGCGCTCACATGGCGCAGCACGCCATCCCGCACGCGCTCGAAAAGCGGTTCAATGTCGGTTGCCATGCCCAGCCGCAGCGATGCCGTCACGGCGCTGCCATCGACGGCGATTCCGAAAGCGCGCCCGACAGTTTCCCGCGCGCTGGCCCGGTGATCGGTCAGAAGCGGCAGATCGGTTGCGGCGTCGAATTGCAGCCCTGCGGGGTCAAGCACTTCGAGAAACGGCCCTTTGGAGTCCTTGCGGGTGACGGGCGTGTTGGTGGCGATCACGGCGCGAAAGGTGCGATCCTCTTCCATGTCACCGACACGCGGCGCAGTGCGGGTCAGAAAGTCCCCGGACGTGGCATCAGCGGGGGCAAGGCGGGGGTTCGGGGTGATCTTGGAAGCCCGCGCAGGGTTTCCGGTGAGTCGAATGTTCATGCTTTGATGCCCTTTTGTTCAACTGAATGTTGAGTAAGGTTGAGCCCCAGAGCGGACTCGCGCGCCCGATCGGCCGCAATATCGGCGTCGATCGCGGCAACGTCATAACCAAGCTGCGCAACGGCCATGCGGCGGCTGATGAGCCCCATATTAAGCATTTCCCGCGTTGCCTTGGCGTCAGACTCCGGGTCCACCCATTGCGGCTTCGGAAAATGCCACTCGGCCCCGCAGGTTGTTTCGGTTGCGCCCCGAAGGGTTTCGAGGGCTTGCCAGCGCGCCCAGATCCGGTTGAGAGCGGGGACAAGAAGCGTGTGCTGAATGGCTTCGATACGGGCGCGGAACTGCACCAGTGCGGTTCGGGCGCTCGAATAGTTCACACCCCGCATGTCGCCAGAAAGCAGGAACTCGGGGATTTGCAGCCCCGCCGCGATCTGCCGCAAGCTGACAGCCACCAGTTCAACGGCCTGCGCCATCTGCTGCGGTGTCGAGAACCGCACGTCATAGCCCGCAGGCAGGAAGCGCATCACGCCCGGCTCAAGGCTCACGTCCAGCGGGTCGTTGCTGTCGAACGGCGCAGCGCCGCCCGTGCCGTTTTGGTCAATGACGAAGCCGCAGAGCATAGACTGAATCTTCGCATTCACCTGCAGCGCGTCAATGAGCTGACAAAGCTCGTTCAGCGGCAGGATCACGGGCGCGAACCACGACAAACCGCGAGTCTGCCCCGCGCCAAGGCGGCGGAAGAGGTGAATAAGGTCTGCAGCTTCCACGCGGACGGGCGCGCGAAACCCGGTAAAGGCATCGGTCGGACGGCTGGGGCGGAAGTGGTAAGCAACAGGCTCGTCTTCGGCGGAATATTCGATCCCTGCCGCAATATAGCGCCCGTCATGCAGTTCTACGCTATAGGACTCGTCCAACTGTTCGGCGGGAACATGCTGCAACCGCAATGTACCGTCTTCGTTGGCTCGCATGACCAGCAGGGCTTCGCCATCCGTCACAAGCGCATCGGCAACTTCGGTCAGAAGCGCCGCGAAATCGACGCGCGCCGCCCAATCGGCAAAGGCGGCATCACAGGCGGCACGGCTGGCCTCGTCTTCGCTCGTGCTGGCCGCGGTGACGCCATAGCCCACCAGCGCGGTTTTAAGGATCTCAGCAGCATTCCCGGCAGTCGGATCGTTGAAGCGCAAGTGACGCGCGCGGCCCCGAACCTGCGAAGCCCCTGCCAGCACCTCCGCCCCGGTCGTGCCGAAGGCGGGCGTGTTATTCCAGCGTTTGCCCGAAGCCCCTTCGAGCATCCGAAGGGCGGGTGCAACGGGCTTTTCGCGGGTGAAGAGACGAGGCCAGCGCAAAGCGTTCACTCCTGCCCGAAGAGGGCCGAGAAGATCGGCTGCACAAGGGTCGTGACGGGGAACAAGTTTGTCTGAGTGATAACAAACAGGTTGTTTTCCGCGTCGAAAGTGGCGAACTGCGGGTTGATATTCAGATCAACCCATTTACCCATTTTTGCGCAGGTCTGTTCCCAAGGGTGGGAAAGAATGTCGAAGCGGATAAATACGCCTTCCCCCGCCATAATGGCATTGAGGTGTGCTTCAAACGCCGGATAGCCTTGAGTTTTACTGAATCCAATCCCAATGTCCCGCAAGTCTCGGTTGATCGCCTCAATCTGCCCGGTGGAGCCGCCATTAAGGCTAATCGTAATGGCAACAACTGCCGCAGCGATGTCCGCGGCGGAATACTGGATTTCTCGGCCTTGCGAACGATGAGAGGCGGTAAGGATCAACCCACGGTCGCGCATGGTGCGCGCTCGGGAATAGAGCCGGTCGCGTTCTTCGTCGTCCTTCCCTCGGAGGGTGGCGATGGCATCCGTGATCTGGCGCAATGTGGCGGTGTGGTCGGTCATCGAAGGTTGTCCCAGGGTGATGATTTCGAATGACTGGAAGGTAGCACCTGCGTCGAGAGGACGCAAGAAGAACTTGCTTCCGTTTGACGCAGGTGCTACCTTCCAGTCACCAAAGTTCACTTGTCATCGTTGGGGGCGAGCAATCGCCCCGATCAAAGAACACGGGGAAGACAGGCCCCGCCCCGATTGGGGGAAGCCCCGGCTGCGTCCTCCACCGCTGCCGGGGCTTTTGTTTTAGGAGTCATCGCGTGCCGACAGAAATCATCATCGAACCGCATTTTAGATGGAACACGCGCCGCTTGCCCCCACCGCCGCCCGGCCTTGAGGGCCGCAAGCTGGCCGAATGGGCGCGCGGCTGGCGCAGCCTGCACAAATGGTTCCGATACCAAGTATCAGAGGACGAACGCTACTGGCTGTCTGTCTGCGAGGTTATCGGGCTGGCTGCCACGGAAGCCTTGCTTGGCGAGAGGGATGAGTTCAGAATCGACTCGCTTGGCAACTGGCCCGATCTGTGAGATAATCAACAGGACTTATTTATATTCACTGTGAGCAATAAGCCGTCAATAGGTGCCGAATGATCGAGCCGAAAATAACCTATCGAGTCGATGGACACGAATATGTGGTCGTGGAACAGGAAAGAGGAAATTATCTCTGCCGCAAGGTTGGGGAAGAGGGTGGAAAGGTGTATTATTTCAATAGTTCCACTCACGAAGGGCCCTTTGACGATCCGCCCGTTAATATCGGTGATTGGCTTTAGTCTAATAGTTATTGCTTAATAATTGAGAAAATTGAAGGCGTGTGGAGGGAAATGGACGAATCAGACTATAGCAATGCAGCAGATAGATTGCTTGGGGAAACGCAAGCTCGAATGGATTTCGAAGAGTTCATACGGCATGTCCGTTTGACCACTGATGATGAGGTTAGCCTTTCTGGACGACTTCTTGACATGATCGGTGATGCATTTTATCGACCCCCATATGAAAATTACACGAATGAGTTTTTGCGTCAAATTGCTCTTGCTGTCGTGCGCGCTAATGTCAGATAAATTACCCACCCAACCACTTTGATTTAACCACGGTCGGCGCCTTTCGGGGCGCCGCTGCACTTGCAAGCTCTGCCGCCCGCAGGTCTTCACGTTGCCCGATGATCTGTCGCACGGCGAGCGCGTAAACGGTGGCGTCGAGCGTTTCGGCGCGCTTGCCTTTGATACGCTCGAACCGGGCTTCGGGCTTGCCGCGAACATAACGCACAACGCGCCGCTCCGAGGTCAGTTGCTCGAAATAGATCGGTTGCAGGGCTTCTCCGAACCGAATCCCCTGCGTTCTTGCGAGCCGCGCAAACAGAGCGGATTTCGCGGCGTCGACTCCCACAAGCCAAAGGTGTTGCCCCTTGGTTCCCGAACGCTGGAAGACCGGGCGCGAGAAGCCCGGAACGCCCTTGATCGGCACGACACGGCGCCCGAAGCGGGGTTTGCAATATGCCATGACGTGTTGCAGGTGCCCGCCGTCCGAGGAGTCGACGGCGCAAGCGTCAATGCGGATCGTGCCGCCGTTCGGGTGCTGCCAGCTTTCCTTCAGCAGCGAGTCGAGGTCCTGCCAGACGCTTTCGCCGTCGATCGGCCCCCAGAAGACTCGATGATCGAGCACCAGCCAATCGGAATCGGTGTGCCCAGCCAGCACAACTTCAAGCCGATCGTCCTGGCAATCGACGCCCGCCGTGATCCAAAGCACGTCGGGCGGCAGGCTGTCGAGGTGGAAGGGCTCGCGCCGCGCGAATAGCTCGTGCTCGTCCAGATCCTCGCCTTCGGACTTCCAAGCCTGACCCAGAATGGTGTTGGTGAACACCTGCAGCGTTTCGGGCGCACGTTTGGCCGAAAGGAACTCGGCTGCCAGTTTCCCCCAGCGCGCGTTGTGGTGCGGGCTGACAAGGCAGTTGATCCGAAACCCGGCATGGCCCGTAACCTCTGGCGCTGTCACCCGCCAGCGGCCTTGCGCGACCATCTGTGGCTTGAACCGTTCGTCGATCAGGCAACCGCATTGCGGGCAGGCCCAAGCCGCCTTGTCGAGCTGGCCTTCCGGCCATGTGATCTGTGCCCACTCAATTTCTGAGAAGCCGCCGCACTCCGGGCATAGGCATTCGTAAATGCGGCGATCGGACTCGGCATATAGGCGTGTGATCGGGCCGAAATCAAAGATTGGCGTCGATCCGGCCAGAATCTTGCGGTCTCGAAAGGTCATGGTGCGCATTTCGGCCAGCTTGATCGGGTCGCCCTCTTGCGAAACCTCGTAACCGTCGGTTTCGTCCATCGCGAGAAACCGGGTTGTGTGTCGGCGCAGGTTGCGGGGCGATTTCGCCGCAAGGAATTTTAGGCTGCCACCCGGAAAGCGGCGGGCAAGCATGGTGCTGCGCCCGGATTCGTCCGCATCGTCGGACAGAAGCCCGCGCAGGGTGGGGGATGCCTCGAAAAGCGATTCAAGCTCAACGCTGAAGTCGCGCGCATCGTCGGCGGTTGGTTGCAATGCGATGATCGGGGCGGGGGCATTGGCGACGAAATGCGCGAGCGTTGCAGAAAGCCATTGCGTGTAACCGATTCGCGCGCCTTTTAGAATCGTGACGCGCTCGATTTCCGGGGATTCGAGGGCTTCGCACCAGCCGCGTTGAAACGGCCAGAGGTGCATCAGGCCCGGCAATGCGCTGGCACTTGCTGGAATGTGGACGCTCGACTCGATCCAATCTGCCAGCGGGACGTTCGGCGGCGGCAAAAGCGATTGCAGGGCTTTGCGGCGAATGGCTTCAATGGTCATGGGCAAGGCCCTCCAAGGCGGTGCGGATCTCGCGTTCCAGCGTGGCAATGTCGGTTGCGGTGAGGTGGGGCAGCGCCGCGCCGCAGCGCGAAGGAACGGCCAGCAAAGCGTTGCGCAGATCGCGCAGGATCGAAGCCCATTCGCGGGTCACGGCATCGGCTTCGACAAGCTCGCCCCGTGCGGCGGCATTGGCGATTGCCAGCTTGTCGGCTTGCTCGCGCGCCAGCCGTAGCTTTTCGGCTTTCAGATCGTTCGAGGGCGCATCGCGATTGGCGGCGATCTTGCGCAGGTGCTCGATATACCGCCCGACACTTTCGGCCACATCATAGCGGGCACGGGCGCTGCGCAGAAAGATTCCTTCTCGGGCTTTGGTTCTAACCTGCGAGAGCGACAACCGCGTGAGGGCGGCAAGCTCGCGTTCGTCCATTTGCGCGGGCAGCGTGGAGAAGCCGGATTCAGCGCCGCTGGCAGGCGACTCTTTCGGCAGGGCTGCAGGGTCAGGCAAAGCCGGACTCTGGGCTCCCTGCGCGCTCTGCGGGGCGTGAGTTGCGTTTTGCGCCGACCCGCTTGCCGCAGCTTTAACCGATTTCGGGCTGACGCTGTGCGGGCAGGGCTGGATATTTTCACCCATCAGGTCGCCAAAGATGTCTTCATCTCTCAACCGCATTTTCAGGATTCCCTGTTCCGAAAAAAATTTGGGAAGTGCGAAGACTCGCGGCTCAGGGTGCCCCGCGTGGCACGTGCCGGGGGAAGGACCCAAAGCCGCGATCTCACAACCGCCTTCGATCTCACAACCGCGATAAGCGGCGGCGCGGCGGTTCGCTTGTTCATTACTTCTGTCTTCATCTGCTTATTCCTTGGTTGCTGCATCGGTTCGGAAATTCGGAAACCCCTAAAGGGGGTTTTCCGGATTTTCCGAGTTCCCGCCGCTTTGCCGCCCGGAAATTTCCGGAAACTTTCCGCCTTTTTCCGGATTTTCCGACAGGTCGTCGAAGTCGCTCAAATCGTCGAAGCTGTCAGGATCGGGCAGCGCGTAGCACCCGCCGCGATAGTCCAGAGCCCCTTTGTCAAGCAACCCTCGCAACGCATTGTCCAATGTGCGCCTGCGACTGTCGGGATTATCTGCGGAAGAAACCTGACGCCCTTCGATGCAGGCTTGCCGCAAGGCGCGCTCTTCAACGTCACAACCGTCTTTCGCGATTTCATGAAAATGCGCCATGACAGCTTTTTCGCTTCGGTTAAGACGAACCTGCGGCGCGGCTTCACCGTTCGCCAGTTCCGCGCAGCGCGGCAAGGTGATTGCATCGCCGTCTTCGTCCTTGCCGCCGTCTTCGGTCGCAATGCGGAACGCAATATCGCGCTCGCAGGTGCCATTGCGGTTTTTGGTGAGTTTGCCGCGGATCACGCCCGCCTCCTCTCGCTTCACATGCAGCGCCACATCAAGCGCGCCATTCAGGATAGAATGCCCGCGCGGGAGTCCTTGCTGCCCGTCCTTCGTATCGTGATGCACCAGCACCACGGCGGCGCCCCATTTGGTGAGCGATCGGGCGACCGACACGACGCGCCCCATAGCTTCCGCGCTGTTCTCTTCGAGGCCGGGAAAAGCCATCGCCAGCGTATCGATGATCACGAGTTGCGGGCGTTGATCTTTCACGGCGCGCTTCAACGCCACCAGATCGGGCGAGTCCTTTGCCAGAAGATCCGAGACGCCTTCCACAAGGACGAAGCCCGACGCGTCACCGTGCGCCATGCGCAACGCTTTCACTCGCCCGCGCATCCCGTGAGGGTCTTCCGCCGCAACGTAAAATGCCTTTCCAGCCTTGCAGCGCATCCCGAAGGCGTTTCGCCCCTGTGCAACGGCATAGGCAAGGAAGGGGGCCAGCAAGGATTTCCCCGCGCCCGGCGCCCCGACGATGCACCCCACATCGCGTTCAGCGATCAGCCCTTTGATCAGGTAGCTGCGCGCTGGCGCAGCTTCGCAATCGGCGGGCGAAAGAAAGGACAGGCGCGCGGGCGTGTCGGTCTTCGGGGCTTGTGCTTCCGGCTCGTCGCCCAGGTCCTCGAACTCGTCGTCGGGAATCGGCTCACTCCAACCGTGTTCGCTGGCCTGCTTGAACAAGAGCCCGCCGCCAATGTTCCCCGCTTGCCCCGCGCGCAGGCTGCGCCAGATCGTCTGGCATTCCCGCAAGCTGAAGCTGGGATTCTGCGCTGCCCATTTCACCAGAGCTTCGAACCCTTCGGGCGAGCCGTTCGACTCCTCATGCACGGCCATGACGATTTCGCAAAAGCGCGGCCAGTTCGGGGCACCGTCATTGGGAATCGCCATCAGCGCCGAAACCACGGTGGCCCAAGGCTTCCCGCACTTGCCTTGCCCCTTCCGTTCGGTGCCGCCCATCAGATCGCCGAACACGTCATCCGCTTTTGGGCGGGCATAGATCGGGCGCAGGTTGGGCACCGTGTCGAGGGCCGCACCGTCAACAAGCAACGTCTGCAACGGGTGAGCCTTGCCGCCGCCTTTCTTTGCATCGCGCATCGCGGCTTCGCCGAAGTAATAAGACTGCGAGGGCTTGAAGGACTCTTCGCTCAGGGTGCCACCCAAGGCACCATTGAGCCGGGCGCAAAGGGCTTCGCGCTCTTGCCGTGTGACTTCGCGTTGCAGGGGACAAATAACGCGCCAGCGGGGGGCGTCGGGCGCGTGGTGCGTCGAGGTGTAGAAGAGCGCCGCAACCCCCGCCGCGCGCAGCATATCGGCGGCGCGTTCCATCGGCACTTCCCCGGCGTCATAATCGCCTTCGATGCCAGAGACGGATTGCAGGTTATCATCCCAGCGCAGGCAGAACCCCGGCTTGCCGTCTTTCGAGGGTTTGGCCCGATCACCGAAGCGCGCCAGCTTCAAGAGCGGCAAGCCGTCCTTGCGCTCTGCCTTGGCGGCTTTGATCCTCCCTTCCAACTCGCGCAGGGTCAACCGCTCGCGGCGCAGGCTCGAAGCCTTCACATCGGGGAAGAACGTCACGGGAAGGGCCAGATCAAGCACCGAAACCCCCGCTTGCGATGCGGGCAAGGTCGGTGTATCTTTCTTGAAAGGGATTATTTCCTTGGAGTTTTTGGAGCCGTTGCGGGTGCGAGCCGCAGCGGCTTCTTCCTTTTCAGGCGGTCCCCAGAGATCCCCGAAAACGTCTGGTGCAGATTGAATGCCCAT